ACACTCAATAGCAGAGTCATAAGCAAAATCAGCGTTAGACTCGTTTTGAATTGAGCGAATGAGGCCATCATAAATAGCGGCTATATCTTCGTCGCCATCTTCGCCTGCATGAACTTTAATACTTGGCTTGTTTTGACGTGCATCGCCTACTACTTGGTCAATAAAAGCAGGCAAGCGGTTCACTGTTTGAATAGGCCGCCCTGCTGACTCTCGACCTTTACGTATCATTTCAGGCCATTGATCACCAGCCGCAAAGCGTTGGTCATCAAGCATCAATTCGCGTTCTTCGCTCTTAGCGTCAATATCGCAGCTAATACGGTCAATTAGCGTAGTGTACAAATCTTTGTCTTTCATGTTGTCATCTCGACAATAAAATAAGTTTAGTTGCGTTTATCTTCTTGAGTTGGCTTTATTGCTTCCAAAATCAACAATCTGTGATTTTTCAGGCACATCATAGCCCCATTTTCTATAGTCGAAAGGATAGTTTTCGCGTCTTTGCTGTGCGTTTAATTTTAGCCGTGATTCTGTTGTGCGAGCCTCGACTTCACCTGCCAGCTTTTTATAATCATCGAAAGAAAACGTTTCTGAATTGCCGCCTTTTGCAAATTCTTCTTTTGCTTGTATGCTGTGCTGCAATTCGTGAAATAGTGTTTTCTTTAGTTCTTCGGTTTTTATGTTGCCTTCATTTGTTAATCTTCTATTTAATGCAATATCGCCAGACTCATCAATCATTCCATCATATCCCCTAATATTATTATCTAATCTTCCAATATTTAAGTAGTTATCTTTTATCTTGGGGTATGCTTGCGATATTGGGTTGTCACCTATTGCGTCTTCAATAAAATAAACATCATTTCTATGCCTATCTTGTAAATCTATTTTGCTATCATCAATCTCAAACCGCCATTTTCCATCAGCTCCGCGCCCCCATCCTGTTTCTTGCCAAACGTCCTCAGGATCAACACCTTGAGCAATCATAGTTTGAGCCTTAGCTAAAGCGTCTTTATCTGCTGTTAGCGCGTTAATGCCTGCAAAAGTGCCACGCTGCCCCCTAAAACCTGTATTTAATGTTTGTGGTGCGCTTGCGTTAGCAATAGCTCTTTGTTGTAATGCGCCTAGACTATTACTCACTTGTCGGCCTGTCTGCAATGCAGGTTTAGCACCTAGCGCAACACCTAAAGCCGTGGGCGTAGTCTTGAGCATTGCGCCCAAAGTCGGACTATAACGCCCTGCAATATCAACCCCACGTTGCCATGTGTCGATAACAGGCATAACAGGTTTAACCGCTTGGCCAACAGCATTTGCCGCGCCTCGCTGATACATCTTGGCCGCTTCGCTTCGTGGCTGATATGTCATGCCCTCGCGTATGGCTTGCGCCCCATGCACAGGGTCAAACATAGCAGCATAGCCTGCAACTGGTTCAGCAATGGCCGCACTGCCTAAACTAGCAACATTCTCGCCTAATCCGTAAGCATTGCGCCCCATATCAATTAAAAATTCGCGTAAACTGCCCATAATCTACCCCATCCAGCCATGTGAGCCAACGTGTTTCGGCTTGTAAGGCTTTGGTGCTACTCTTACGTTGATAAACTCTAAACCGCGTCCGACCAACGAGCAAACGTCAACCGCATCATCATGCTTGGCCGCAGGGAATCGTATTAATTGTGACATAACATGGTCTTTGTACATAGCGTTTTTTGGAACATAAACCTTACCCATACTTGCTAACGCTTGAAAACCTCGCGCCCTTGATTCTTTATTAGAAACACTGGCCAACCATTCAATACGGCATGATGCGTTACGCTCTGTCATGCGTCTTATTAAAAACGGCTCAATTGACCGCCTAATGACACCTGATTCACCAAACCAACAATCGGGCTTGTACTTAATAAGCAAATCACATTTAGCATCAATCCACACATCAGTTGTTGTTTTACCATACCACCAATCAACAATATACAAGTTGCCCGAACTGTCTAAGCCAAATATGCCATGCTCTGTAAAATCACCATCACCATCAGTTACCGCGTAATCGCTTGCCCCAAAATACGTTAAATCACTTGGCAATCTATCATATTCCAAAAACCATTCTTTTTTAAAGTATTCACCGTCATCTGGAATTGGGTCTTGTTGGTATAAGCTGTTCCAGTCGCGTGAGGGTAATACGCCTTTAATCTGTTCAAGTCGCTCAATTGGGTAATCACTCGCCCAAAGTGCTTCACCGTCATCATTAATCGCTTTCAAACTTAACACCTCCCACTTATCGCCACCGTTTTGCTGCGCTGCCAACAATCTACCTGTTAAGTCATCATCGTGCCATCGGGTATTAATAACCACTACCGCGCCTTTTTGCATTAAGCGCGTGTAAGCTGTTGAAGTGTACCAATCCCAAACCCTTTGGCGTTGCAACTCACTATCAGCGTCTTGTCTGTCTTTGAATGGGTCATCAATTAGTAAGATGTTTGCACCACGTCCAGTTACAGCAGTACCAACACCTGCTGCAACATACATACCCTGTTTATTGGTATGCCAACGATTAGCCGCTTTGGAATCTTGTGATAACTCAACATCAAATACATTTTTATAATCTTGTGAGTTTACAATATTACGAACCTCTCGACCAAAGTCATTTGCTAAGTCAGAGTTATAAGATGCTGCAATAATTTGTTCTGAAGGATAACGACCTAAATACCAAGCTGGAAAGCGCCTAGACGCTAACTCAGATTTACCATGGCGCGGAGGCATACAAATAATTAAACGTGATATTTCACCATTTGCAACTTGTTCTAGTTTTTTTGAAATCAATTCGTGATGTGGGGCAGGGCGATATAACTCGTTAGTGTACTTTGTAAAATCAAGTAAAGAGTCTTTGGCTTTGCGTCTTGCGAGTAGCTCAAATGCTGCCGCCTGCCGCGATAACTGCAAGTTGTTCATTTGTTAGCTCTTTTGCGCTTGTTAGTTTAATGTCTGTTTTATCAACAACCAAGCCAAGCAATTTGGCCTTACCCATTGTTGCCGCAACCGCGGCGCTAGATTGAGGATTCTCAGCACCTAATGCCGCTTTTCTTGCTTCTTCAAGCTCTTTTACCAAGTCATTAACAGTCAATTCGTGGCGTTTAACGTGTCCTGATTTTAATTCTTTTACTCTTAGTGAAATCTTAGCGTCAGTTAGTAACTTAGACGCATTAACATTTATGCTTGCCTCTTTCATATTTTCTGCATTATACGCTTGACGATAAGCCTCCGAAGCGTTGCCAGTCTCAATATAGACCATGCAAAACTTTTCTTGCTTAATCGTTAAAGTCATATGTAATCCTCGTTTGTTATTTTTATTATATCATTTTTTGCGCCACTCTTTAAAAGACTGTTTAAGTTTTGGCAATGCAATAATTATCTGTATAACAGTATAAAGCAATGTTGCCATGATTAGCCAATCTTGCAGTTGCACCCCTGCTACCGTTAAACCGCTAACGATAACAGGGGGGGATACTTTAGCGGCTGCCATAGTTAATCCATTTTCTAAGTGTTGTGAGTTATCCACGCTTTAATCTTCCTTTTTATTATTTTCTTTCATCAAAACCCCGATTGCTGCAAATACGGCACTTGCTGTCAATGCGTGTGGTGCAAACAATGGCACACTAGCTAAAGCTGCACTGGCAGCACTTAGGCTTGCCCATGTTGATGCTTCTTTAAATCTCGCAAGAATATATTTCATACCGCACCCATATACTTAAAATATCGTCTAACAAAACTATAGCATACTATAAATTTTAGGCAATAAAAAACCCACCGAAGTGGGTCTAATCTAAGCTATCTGTGCGATAGAGAATAATAAAAACATAAAAGCTTTTCTAAGCGTGCTGTGCGCACGATACAGTATTTTAAATGCTTAATCCCATCAACTCAAACGCTGCGCGATTGAACACCATATCATCGTATGGATTTTCGGGCATTGCGCGCAATTCGTCGCGTGTAATAATTTTCTTGCCGCAAAAACTCATTGTATTGCCATTAAGCGCATCTTCTACTGTTACATGAACAGAATCGTCTTCTTTGATAGCAAAAACAACTTTTGCCATTCTTTGGTAACTCAAGCCATTGCCAGTTGCCAACAAACCATTTGTCATTACATATTTTACAGTTTTCATAATATTCACCTTGTGTTCTGACAATGCACTATTGCTTGTCTATGAGTTTATTATAGTAGCTTTATCGCTACATTGCAAGAAGTATTTTATTTATTTCTAAAATATCTTCTTTTCTTTTTTGAGCTAATTTTTTTAGTTCAGGCAAAATCCAATTTGGCACAGGTCTAGCACCACATACCCACTGTCTAACTCGTCTTGAGTCAAGCGGCACACCGTCCAAATTGATGATGTTTTTAGCAAGTTCTTCTTGCCATTTTGAGCCGTACAATGCGCGGCCAATTTCGATAAATTGTTCTTTAGTCATTTTGTCACTCTCATTTGTTCTGACAAGAATTTAGTTGTGATTGATTTAGCTGTTTTTAAAAGCTCTTTTTCGCACCCTGCGAACTTAACGCCGTTTTTATTTTCGTAAGCGCGTAAGCTATCAAACTTCAATTCAAGACTTGTTAAGTCAAAATAAGCCGAATTACACGCAATGCCGCATTCACGCAATGCAGCATCAAAAAGAAATGAATTTTTTACATATGCTCTTTTTAAAGAGTTTTTCGACCAAAATGACAAAACATCTTTTTGGATTGCTTTTTCGACAACGCCGCGAAATTTTTCCAAACCTAAATTTAAAGGTGCTTTACTTTCAGCAATAACGATTTTCAACGCTGCGCCAAAAGTAACGCGGTAGCAGTCACCTGCAACGTGAACGCTTTTGGCTAATTGGTGGGCTTTTTTGAAAGTAGTAGATTTGTTCATTTTATTCACCTTGTGATTCTAGCTAGACACTGTGTCTTGCTTGTATGACTCATTGTAGCGTTATCGCTTCTTAGTGTCAACAACTATTTAGAATAATTTTAATTATTTTTCAATAAAAAAGCCCCTGCTGTCGGGGCATAAAAACTTCCGTGTACTGGCATGTTTAGATAGATTTTAACTGGAAGTGCATGCCATCGGGTTTAGCCCACACCCCCCCCCACTCGAAACCTGCATCTGTAAAACACTTAACAAACTCTTTGCTTAACGTCGGCTTTTTACAAAAACCATTCCAAGCCGCGTTAACATCAATTGCCACACCCCAACTGTGCAGCGACATTGAATCAGCATTCCCACGTTTGCCGCGAATATTAAAACAACCGTCCCATGTTTTTAATTCTTTGACCAAACCTGTTGCAATTAAATTTTTAAACGCTTTAGTTAATGGCTCGACCATGTCTTTATTGCAGTAAATCCGTTTTGGAATAACACCGATCTCTAACTCTTTCGGCACATCCCACAAAAACATAAATTTTTCATCCGTGGGCGCGCCATATTTTTTATAACACTGAGAAGCTGTAAGCATAATCAAAACCTGTTTAATAATAATTCAACATGACGATTAATCATATTGTGCATTTGCTGAGTAAACCATTTTCTAACCAAAACTGAGCTAATATAAATTATCAAATCGTGTCTATCG